ACGGGTTAGGCAAGGGGGTAGGCTGGGAGGCTCTCAGGGAGGCTCTGACGGGGTGGGCGGGAGAGCGTCAGGGGTGGGCGGCTGGGAGGCTCAGGGAGGCTCAGGGAAGCGTCCGCCGACGACGCTCAGGACGGCTCAGGGGAGGGGGTGGGCGGCAGAGCGGCTCAGGGGGTGCAGGGCGGCTCAGGACGGCTCAGGGGCTGAGCCTGATGGCTGGGAGGCAGGCACAAAAAAGGGGAGCCTTGCGGCTCCCCTGATGGTTGGACTGTTACGACGCTCCGTCGCCGTTGAAGCACCCCTTGCGTCCGTCAGGTCGCAGTCCCCGTCCCTGCAATTCTGACAGGTAGGCTTTGGCAAGCCGCTCATTCCTGTCGCCCTTCTTGTGTCCGCCGCAAGAGGTAGTCGCCCTAGCGTTCGCATACCAGTCTTGCAGTGTGTCCTCCGTCGCCGTCATCGTTTTCTCCGTCAGCCAGATTGTGCAATCCAAGTGGTCTAACTGTCCTTTCAGGTGACGGCGATGGTCACGACAGGAGTAGAAGTAATCCTCCCACACTTCCCGATTCGGATTGTCCATCAGGATACCGCCGTCGGTCTTCGTTAGGATTGCTTCCGCAGTCCGTTCCACTTCCTGCTGAGCGAACCAGTTAGCCGTGACTGCGGCGTGAAGATTGCGGAGCATCGTGATTTGATTGAGCGACGGATTCGCCGTCGGCGATTGAGCGGGGGAGACGCTCACTTTTTTCCCCTTGGGTTTCGGTTCCACGACTCGATTGAATCATCCCAGCGGCGACGACGCAAGAATACTTGTCAGGATTTTCTAACGACGAAAAAGGGGGAGCCTTTCGGCTCCCCCAGTTAGGTCATTCGTAATGCGGGACGGTGAGCGTCGCCGACTGGAAGGGGAAGCGTTCCAGCATCGCTTCCCCGTCAGCCTCAGGACGGGCAGAGGAGAATCCCCTAACCTCCCTAGTGTCGCCGTCGCCCCAGTCCACCCTGTCGCCTTGGAAGGTTAGTCCGAATTTCTCCCGTCCGTATTCCTTCGCCGCTTCCAGAGTCTTAGCCTCAGCATTTTCGGGAGTCGTAAACTCTCCGTAGATGTTCACGGCGTTGAAGTAACTCACAGGGAAGCAAGCGAGACACAAGCGGCGATGGTAGTAACAACCTCCCTCCGCAGGACTGTATTCGACTAACTCCGTTCGGTAAAAGTTAACGAAGTTGACCTCGCTGTCCCCCTTGCGAATCCTGAGCGGCATCAGGAATTCGTCGCGGTAACATTCCGCCGTCGCAGTCCAATCCGCCAGAGCCTGTTCCTCTTCGTCGTGCTGAAACTTCCTCACTTCCTCTTCGTGCTTATCCAGAGCATCCAGAGCATCCTGCAAACTCGCTAGGGTATTATTTTGCTTCACCCGTTCGGAACGGAACCATTTGAAAAACAATTCCTCCCGTTCGCCTTTCGTTTTTTGCGAAGCCGTCGCAAGCGGCAGGAAGGGGGAGGCTTCCTGATTGTTATCCCCTGATGTGTTAGGTTCCACGCCGTTAGTGTAAGTGTCAGGCGGATACGGAGCAACGCAAAAAAAGGGGAGCCTTTCGGCTCCCCTAGGTTTGCTATTCGTCTCCCCAGTCCGAACCTTCGTCTTCCTCTTCGTCTTCGTCGTCGCAGTCAGTATCGTGCGGACAGATTTCCGTCAGGATACCTAGCAGGATGTAGTAACCATCCGCACCGTTATCCGCTTCCTCTTTCAGAGCGGCGGCGAAGTCAGGAGCGTCCTTACACTCGCCCGACATTGCTACCGAAGCCAGACTGCGAATCCGATTCGCAACGGCGGAGTCCTTTCGTTTCCAGCCGTTCGTCGCCGTAGCGAAGAGGCTGAAAACATTCCCGTCGATGCGAGTCCACTCGACTTGCGGGAAGTCGGACGGTTTCACTTTCGTTTCTCCCAGCAGGAATTTAACGCCCTGCTGATGGGCGGAGAGTTTAAGACTCTCAGTCTTTTTTGGTTGGGTCATTTTGTGCCTAGCGGCAAGCAGAGCGTAGTAAGTAAAATTCTATTACGCAAATATAAAACAGGCACAAAAAAGGGGGAGCCTTTCGGCTCCCCCAGTTAGGGTTACTTTTTCTCCCAGCCTTGCTGCGTTGCGATATGCTCCCCCAGCATATCTGGTTCAGTTTCCTTCGGCACGCTATTAGCGGCGAAGGTATGCTGACGCTGAACCTTGCGGCGATGGTCAGGGAAATAGTCGCTCAGGCTTTTCAGAGCCTTAGCCTTTCCGAAGGCTCCCTTGGTTTTGGATTTCGCAACGGACGGTTGCGGCGTTTGAGCGGCAGAGTCGCTCAGGTTTTCTGCGGGGGGGGTTTCAGGTTCCACGCTCATAATGTAAGCGGCGGACGGATACGGAGCAAACACAAAAAAGGGGAGCCTTGCGGCTCCCCAGTTTGTTAGTCGGCGTCGTCGTATTGTGCTGACTGCATTTCCTCCCAATCCTCACGGTGCTTCTCTACGGCGGCGGCGAAGGTAAACCCTTCAACCTTCTCTTCAACCTTCCGCACAAACCCGCAGATGCTAGCGGCTGGGGTGCAGTCGTCGTCGCCCTTGTCTATGCAAACGCTGTCTCCGTTCGGTAAGTGTCGGGTGTCAGACCAGTGACTAGTTTCCTGACCGAAGGCAGGATGTTCCGCCGTCTTGCCTTTCAGTGCGTCCACAAACTCCTTATGCCGTTCCAGAGCCTCCCGCAAATTCGCTTCGGCTTCCTGAACATTAGCGGCAAGCAATTCACGGGTGTTAGTCAGCAGTCCTGCTACCAAAACCGTTACTTCATTTACCGAAACAATCTTCGGCAGAGTGAAAGCGGGGGAGACGCTTTCGGAATTATCCCCAGTCGTGTTAGGTTCCACATCCACAAACTGAGAGCCGTAAGTAAAAAACACAAACACAAAAAAGGGGAGCCTTGCGGCTCCCCTTGCGTTTGTTATCCGAATGTAATTTCCCCTAAGAAACAATATTGAAAGAAAGCGTCATCGCTTACGCCGTCCGCTTCCGTCGGATGTTCCTGAGTCACTAACATTTCTGCATACATCTTGCGGAGCCAATCAGGTTGCTTTTCGTCGCTCACAAACTTCACCAGTTTATTGTGAAGCCAAACCGCCGTGACTTCCTGATACTTGCTCAGGTCTTCCTCTCCCTCAAAATCAACGCACTTGATTTCAATCATCAGGGAAGCGTAAGGAATACCGTCCTTCTCTCCCGCTTTGTTATAGTCCTTATAGCCTTTGCTCTCAGGGTTTGCAGGGAAACCCCAAGATGAGCCTCCCAGTCCGCCTTCGACGGCTCCGCTCACGATATACCAGAGATTTTTTGCGTAATCTTCGGACATCGTTTTGTTAGTTAGGAACGCTTTCATTTTTTCTGACTTTGTTATGGTGGGCATAGGACACATAAACAAACCCAAGGCGGCGGGTAACACAATAACAAAAAAGGGGAGCCTTTCGGCTCCCCAGTTAGGTCACTTGATTTGGGACAAACTCTCGCCCTTAATCCTCAGGATTGCTTCCCGAAGATGTGCGACGGCGGCGGCTTCGCTCCCGTGACGCTCTGACTGTATCGCCGCAACCGCTAGGGTATATTGCTCCTTAGCAAACTCAATCTTCTGGTTCAATTCCTGATGCTGATAGTAATGGTAATTACGATTGCCTCCCATTCGGGTCAGGTGAGCCAAAAACTTCTTTTCGAGTTTCTGAGTTTTGGATGTATCCGCAAGAGACGCTTGCGGGACGGTGACGCTAGGGGAGGTAGCGTCGGGAATTTCCCCTGATGTGTTAGGTTCCACAAATCCAATGTGCCTACCAGTAACACAAAAGCAAGGCACAAAAAAAGGGGAGCCTTTCGGCTCCCCTTTTGCTCACCAGTCCCGCTTCATTGCTAGGCTAATCACTTCGGACGCTGGGATAATGTGGCATCCAATGGTCAGGTTCCCGTCAGCCGCCGCAGTCCAATTGAAACTTCCTAGGGCGATAGGCAACCCTTCGACTGGTAGACCCTTTTCCGTATCCTGCACCTTGTCCCCGTATCGCTTCCAGAGAGCCTTGCAGAGCGTCTCAGGCAACCTTGCTCCCCTGTTGGTTTCGATATCCCCTTCGTCGGGGTTGAACCTCAGAAGCGTTCCCGTCCTAGTGTCGCTTTGCAAGTCAACCCCCGCCGTTTCCATCCATTCAGACATCAAATGACCGTATTCAATTTTCTGAACCTTGCAGATATTCTCTTTAATCGTGCCGATAATCATTTGACGCTTATCAAATTGGTTATCCCTAGGCAGGAAGTTTTTCCAAGCGTCGGCTTCCGTTACTATCGTTTCCTTAATTTGAGCGTAAGCGATTTTCAAGTCTTCGGAATAAAGGACGGCGATACGCTTAACCTTTTTGAAATACTCCGCAATCTCCGCCGCTTGCTTAGCCTTCCTATTGAACAACCTTTCGAGATATCCCTTAATAATCTTTTTGATATCCTTCACGCCCTGTTTGGGATAACCCTTGCAGAATTTTTTGCGGAAGACTTCGGCTTTCAAATACTCGCAGTAGATTTCCCAAACCTGAACGCATCCGAATCGCTTGACCCTAGGATTGCTGAGGTGCTTAACTTGCTCCCTAACAGCCTCCATTTGTGCGGAATAGAAGTCGTTATTGAATCCGACGGAGCGACTGGGAGCCGTGAACACTAAGGACAATTGCTTGTCTTTAAGACGCTCTGCGAATCGCTCTTCAAACATCAGGAATTGTTCCGCAATCGGGAGAGCGTCAAATTCGCTATTCATATCCCAATGAGACATCCTGAACGGAAGCGGGATATAATTTTGAATCTTCCCCTGATGTTTAGAGGTTGTTATCGAATAGCCGTAACTGCTGACGGCGAAGACTCCCTGACCCTTGATTTCCCGACGCATTGCGATGCGAGTAGAATAAGAGTAGATTGAGGTATCTTCCCCGCAAGCCGCCGTGTGAACGGAGGCAGGGCAGGACATTTCGGTATTTGCTCCATTGCACCAGAAGTGAATGAGGGCTTTTTGATTAGGTTGGAACCTTTTAATTTTGTTTAGTGTGGGCATAGGACACATAATCTCCCCTGTTTGTGTTACACTGTCAAGGGTATTGATTATTAATCTTCCTGAAAGTCTCCCTTGGCTTTCCTGACTAATTCGGCTGACAATTCATTGTCGGCGGAAAGGATATCAATTACCCCTTCCTCTAACAGTTTAACTTCTGCCGCCGTCAGTCCCTGCAACGGCTCTCCCGTTGCGTCGGCTGGGTAACAGCCTATTAAGTCATAACTGCTGAGGCTCACGCCGTCAAAATTAGCGACTAAATAGGAGTCATTTCCTTTTGACCCCCAAAACTCATAGCCGCCGATTCCTTCGTCTTCGATTTCAAAGTCTACTTCACCAGAGCAAAGGTAAAAGCAAGAGCCTAACTTTACCTTCAAATCAGAAAAAGAGTAGGTTCCCATTAGGAAACCTCTCCTTTCTCTGCTTCGACTCGCTCTTTCAAAACTTCCTCTGTCATATGGAAAACATTAACCCTTAGCGAATTTGGGTAAATCTTAACAAACTGAATCTGCATAGAATAGATAGCGGAACCTTCTGCCTTCCATTCCTCAGAGCGTATGTTATCAGTTTTAATATGCTCCATAGTGGCAGAAGCCGTATCGAAATTGCAGATTTGAATGTGAACGACTGTTTTCTGGAAACAGAAAGCCGTGGTTACGATGTAGTTTTTGATGTTAGTATAGTCCATTGTTATTATTGGTTGGTTGTGGGAGATTAGGGACGCTTCTGGTAAATGCAGAAGCCAAGGGATGAGGGTGAGTTAGAGTCTAGAAATACGCACATTTCTGCGTAGTATTGGCGATGGGTCTTAGCGATTTGCCAAGCGGGTGAATCAGGCTGAGCCTTGTCCATTTTCTTTTGGTGATGCTCTACCATTTTGTATGCTTTATTATACAGAATGTAGAAGTATTTATTCTCAGGGGTGAGTCCTTTCATTTGATGTGACCAGCCTCACGGCGGAATTGATTTACTTCGTCAGCGGTATGCAGGGTGTTGTCAGCCCAGAGCCTCAGCGTTTCTGCGGAGGCACGAAGCCGTTCCGCAGAATCCGCCGCCGTGTCGCCGTCAATGTTGCCTAGGGTGTCAATCAATTGGCTCAGGAGTTTGTTAGCCTGACGGCGTTGGTGCTTAGAATTGTTAGGAGCGTCCATATCAGTTGCGGTTATGAGTTTCAACATTGGCTACCCAGCCTTCGATAAACAGGACGGCTTCACGCTTCAAGTTGAAGGAGTATTCTGCATCAAGCAGATGCTTGGTTTCGGACTGTTCAAGGTGAACAGATACGACCCACTTTTTGCCACGCTTTTCGGGTAGCATATCAATTAGGAATATATCTTTTTTCATAGGATTAGATTTGGTTAGGGTTGCGGGGAGTGACAGGGATTTCGTTTCCGTATTCGTCGTATTCCCAAGTAGGGTCGTCGGCGTGGGGGTTAGGACGGGGCGTGATAACGCCGTTTGGGTTGATGACATAGATACCCTGACGGAGCAGTTCGACAATCTCCTCAGGGATGGGTTTGAGCGGTTGGTGTGGCATAGGACTTATTGGTGTATTACCATTTGTTCAGCCGTCAAGCGTGTATTTTCACTTTTCTTACTTTCGTATCCCAGACCCCAGCATACGGCTCAAATGGTCATCGTTATTGAGGGCGGCAATGAGGCTCTCTTGCATCGGGTCAAGTATCGCCCTGTCGGTTATCAGTCCGTTGAAGCCAATTGCGTCTTTGATGTGGACTGCTTCAAACACAGCCTCAGCACCTGTCTCTGCATCTGTCTCAATCGTGTAGTTGGCTTTTCCATACACTAGGTATGATTTGCCGTCGTGTTTCAGGTTGAAGTTTTTGATGATGTATTCGTGCATAGGTTTCGTTCAATGTTTAAAGGGTTCAAATGTCTATTGCATCAGGAGCCTTCTTGCCAGTCAGCATAGCATTGATGTCTTCGTGGCTTACTCGCAGACGATGCTCCACGATGGTAGTGGGAGCGTCTTGCAGTTGCATTACCTTGTCCGTCATAATGGCGATAGCCAATGGGAGTTGCCCCGCAGGGATGTTCTCAATCTCTGTCAAGAGCCTTGTGGAACCCTTGCTCACAATCTGGGACAGCAGGGAGGCTGTCTGCTTCTTCCAAGTGCCGAGTTCAAACTTCCCAGCGTCTTCCTCATCCTTCCTGATGGCAATGATAGCAGGACGGCTGACCCCAGTCTCTGCGTTGATAGCCCGTGTGCCTGTTCCGTCTTGCAGGAGTTCAATGACCTTCTTCCGCTTCTCAGCAGGGACATTCTTCCCTGTGCAGTTGATAGACGGGTTGGTGCTTAGACGCTCTTCTTCGGACTCGTATTCCATTCAGCCATTATGTAGTTGACCTGTGTAATGCAAGCATTATTTCCACCTCTCAATGGCAACCCTCTATGTTTGTTTTCTATGTCTCATCGCATTGTTCGCATCAGTTAATGTGATAGCATTTTTATTGGCTCTTTTAGGTTACGGCAAAGACACCGTTGAGAAGCAACGCAGTCGGAGGATTCGTTTATGAGATTGAAGGTAAAGGATATTGCAGACCTAAGACAGAGGTTGATTGTAGCCCAGCAGGGAGAGTGTTTTCTCTGTCGTGTAAAGTTGGATACCGTGGTGGCTTGCCTTGACCACGACCACGGCTCTGGTCGCATCAGGGCTGTGCTATGTGGGAACTGCAATGGTATCGAAGGTAAGATATTCAACCTATGCCGCAGGGCGAAGAGGGACAGGGATGAGCCAGCGTTCTTACAGTCTATTCTGTCCTACTGGGATTACTGGCAGAAGAACCCCCGTAGCGAGTTGCACCCCAGCCATAGGTCAGCCGACGAGAAGAGGCTCAGGAAGAATAAGAAGGCTCGTTTGAAAAGAAGTAAGAAAGGTGGTTGACAGGTTGTGATACAGGGGCAAAGTGAGTCTCCTATGTCCAACCCTAATAATCCGTTCAGCCCAGCGTCCTTCGCTGGAATGGCTGACGCAGACTACCGCAACGCTAAGGGACTGTCGAAGTCGATGTTGACTCACTTCGCTAAGTCACCAGCCCACTATATCACCGCTCTCACAGAGAAGGTAGAGCCTACCAAAGCAATGGTCTTTGGGACTGCCTTCCACGCTGAGATGCTGATGCCTGTCCCGTCAGAGCATTACGCCGTCAAGTTGAAGATGGATGGTCGCACCAAAGAAGGTAAGGCTTACAATGAGCAGTTTGAAATCCAGAACGCTGGCAAGGCTTGCATTGATGTCGTCGAAGAAGAGAGCATCAAGGGTATGCGTCAGGCTGTCTGGAATCATCCGCTTGCCCGTCAGTTAATGGAAGACCGTGGACTCAATGAGTTCTCTGTGTTTGCTACCTTCACCGAAGGCAAGACTCCTGTGCTTTTGAAGGGTCGCTTTGACGCTTTTAATATTGATACTGGCGTTATCATTGACCTGAAAAGTTGTGAAGACGCAAGCCCTGAGGGTTTCCGAAAAGCGATTAGGCTCTACCGATACGATTTACAATATGTGCAATACACTTGGCTTGCTAGTCAGTTGTATACTGTGAAGGAATTTTATTTCATTGCGGTGGAAAAATCCCCACCTTACGCCGTTGGTGTTTATAAAATTGGCGACCAGACTAAGAAGTATGCGAATCTTGAATGGAACAGGCACATTCAGAACTACGCTTTCTGTGAGGATACGCAGACATATCCTGCTTACTCCGACGAGTGCATTGCACTTGAACTCTGATGAGCGAACCTAAGTTCACGGGAGTCTGGATTCCCGCCCAAATCTTCCAGTCCGACGAACTGTCCAACACCGCTAAACTACTCTACGGGGTAGTGGCGGGTCTGGACGGGGAGGACGGGTGCTATGCCTCCAACGCCTACCTCCAAGCGTCCCTACGCCAAGGAGAGAGGGCTATTCAGGTAGTTCTTAAACAGTTGGAGGATGCTGGTCTAATCGTCAGGGAGGAAATCAACGGACGACGCATCATCAGGACTGTCGAAGGCATCGCCCTTACGGGGTGCAAAAATCTGCGGGGGGAGGTGAAGAAATCTGCGGGGAGGGGGTGCAAAATTATGCACCCATATAACAAAGTAGATAATAAAGCAGATAAAAATACAGGGACTGAGGCTATGTGGATTGTTCGTTTACCATTTGGCTCTGAGGCTTTTGTCAACGCTTGGAAGGGCTGGGTAGCCTATCACAAGGAACGCAAGAAGCCGTTGAAGGACGCAACCGTTCAGGCTCAATGCAAACAGTTCAAGGACTGGGGTGAGGACAAATCTATCTACGCAATTCAGCAGAGCATTATGCAGGGCTGGGCTGGAATCTTTGAACCGAAGAAGAACATCGGCGTTTACAAAGCAAAGCCGCTAACCGCAGAAGACCACAATCAATTCTAATGTCTGACCTAGCCTGTCATTGTGGTCGCCGTGGTGCATTGTTCGCTAAGGACGACGGCTCCAATAAACTTGTCCGCTGGCATCATTGCCGTGAGCATATGGATTCTGAGCGTGTGTTTTCGTCTGGACTCCAAGAGCCTAAGTTCCCTCCGTCGATGCCTACGGTCTTTGTGGACACAGATGTATCAAGGCTCCACCCTAAGGTTCAAAGCGTCCTAGACTGGAAGCCAGAGGGTGAAGTGTGCGGTCTGCTGTTCCACGGCACGACTGGGGTTGGCAAGACCCGTGGCATCTGGGAAGTCATCCGCCGCCTGTGGGTAGATGAAGCCAAGAAGGACAAGCAACTGGAATACACATTCCTCACGATGCGTAAACTGGAAGGCTTGATTGAAAAGTCCTTTGATGAGCGTAATCATAGTAAGATGATTGATACTCTTATCGAGTGCAAAATCCTTATCATTGATGACTTTGGAAAGGAACGACTTACTCAGCGTATGGCATCTGACTTGTTCAGCGTAATCGATGAACGAAGTGTGAACAAGCGTTGTACCATTATCAGCACGAATTTCAACGGTGCGTCCTTGCTAGAACGCTTTGACCCTAGGGACAAGGAGACAGGGGTAGCCCTAATCCGCCGTTTTAAGGATTACTACAAAATCGTCGGTATGGGGCTTGACAACCCTGCCAAAGTTTGAACAATGCGTACTGGTTGTTCATTGTTGTCGGTCGCATAGAAAGAGGGGGGTGGCGTAAGAAACCATCCCCCTCCTTTTTGTTTGACAAGTATTACCTTTCCTCTTTTCCTCCAGTTTCCACTATGAAACCCAATATATCACAACGGCTGGTTAACAACGAATCTATGCTCACGGTACGGCTACCGAAGGCTCTTATGCTCAAAGTGACTAAGGTTGCAATGAGGCAGAAAGTTACCCGTTCTGACCTAGTACGAAATATTTTAGAACAAGTCGTTTACCGCCTTGACAACAAGTAACACAACAGTATCAATGTATACCTTCCACGAACTCTTCCACCATATGCACCACGAAAATAACACCATCCCAAACACCGCAGAAAATCAGGTCAAACTTTATGCCTCTCTTGCAAAGGCAGTCAGTGAGACAAAGGATATCGTAGCGGATTCCACGAACCCATTTCACAAGTCGAAATACGCCAGCCTATCGGCTCACTTGGAAAAAATTAAACCAATCTTTGCCAAGCACGACCTTGCTGTTGTCCAACTTCCGATTGGCAACTCTGAGTCTGTCGGCATCCGCACCATCGTAATCCACGCCAGCGGTGCGTCTCTGGAATCTGACGCCTTACTTCCTGCCGACAAGGGTATGAGCGGTCAACAGGCTGGTGCTATTTATTCCTACATCCGCCGCTATGCCTTGGCTGGACTGGCGGGGGTCGCTACCGATGACTGCGATGCAGAGACTGACCGTGTTGCCCGTCCTGCCCACCAGACCACTGTGACCCTTGGTTCGACCAAGACATCCAAGTTCATCGCAAACCCATCCGTAGGCAAAGCCAGCGGTACTGCCGTCGCTCCTTTCGGTGATGCCAAGGGTACGGCTCTCTCTGAACTTCCTCGTCAGTCTGACGACAGGAGCAAGAAGTGTGCTGACCTGAACTATTGGGCTAATGTCTGGGAACCCCGTCCGTTTGGCGACACGGGTAAGATTTCCCCTAAGGACATTGCTACCAAGGCTGAGGCTCAGCGTCTATGGGCTGGTGACAATGAAGTCACTGCTCAAGATTCCACCGACGAAATTCCTTTCTAACCCACAAAACATATGAAAGACCTGTTCTACCAATACCCCAACAGCGAATACATCATCCTTCAGGATGGTAATGTCGCACGACTGCTGAAGCCAACGCCAATCAATAATCAGGTTTATTATAATTTGATTCTTGACGGCAAGATGAAGCGTGTGAACAAGACGCTATTGATGAAGCCGTTTGAAGACGAAAAGGATGACTCAGTACAGTCCTAAAAGTCACGGCATCACATACCTACGACACGCCGTTGCTCACCGAAATAAAAAACTGAAGTACATCAGTCTGCCTGTGGAAAAAGCACAAGAAATTATCGCTGAGTCTAACGGATTTCAGCCCACCCAGAACCAGTACAACAGCAAAAGCAACTCTGTAAAAGGTGCGGCTGTTGTGCTGGCAATGGATGTGAAAGAACTTATGGAGCGTCTAAATTGCCCTACTCCTTCTAGGATTCTAAGTGATTTGGCTGAGGCTCGTTGCAAAATTAAAGAATTACAAGAAGCAGGAGACAGTCTTGTTAACAATCGACTCACAGATGCTTCAATCAAACATTGGGTTCGCACCAAATCTCTATGACTAACATTCGTTTTATGATTAAAGGAGTTCATTCTACAGGCAAAGAACCTGTAAACACTTTTGAAGGTTGGACAAGATTTTATCATAGGAATCTACAGAAAAAAGCAACGGAACTTAATGAACAAAATGTTAAACGCTGGACTGCATTATTTGCAAAACCTTTGAACAAATGGACACCCCTAAGTTAGTATTCTACGAACATAGTTTTGAAGACCCAATCAAGACTAGCCTCACAAAAAGCGTACTTAACTTAGGCAACGAGTGCCGTGTCTTGGCTGAGGAGAACGCTCGCTTAAAGACAGAGGTCTCTATGCTTGAGGGGCGTGTCCGCTACTGGAAGATTGAAGCAGAGTGCGACCACGGACGCTGGATGCGGACGCTGGAAGACCTAGAACATCTTCGTAATCTAAAATGAGAGAACTACCTTCAAGGCATCCAGACGCTTTACTAGAGGAAATTGAACGCCTCAAGGCAGAGGTCGAGAGGCTTAAAGAGGGCAACGAGTGCCTTGACCAGATGCACGAAAAGGAAATGGCAAGGTCGGCTTTCCTGTGCGAACAGGTCGAGCGGCTGACCAAGGCTGTGATGCACTCCCCTGCGGCTCAACTCAAATTCAAGGAACTTGAAGGCAAGACCACCTACGAAGAAATCAATCCAGACAACCAATGATTCACGAATTCCGCAATCCAATCCCAGTCAGCACCGACATCGGTTACGGCTGGCTAATGTATGTTCGGGATGGTGGGACTTGGTCTAACGATATATTTGCTATTGTCTTTGAGAAGGATGGTGTCATCCGTCATATGCGTACAGACCAGTTTAAGGTTTTGCGTAACGACACATTTGATATCACTAATGAGCAAACTAATTAAATTCGTAGCCGTTGGCGATAACCACGGCGATATGATTGACAAGGATGTCGCACAACAATTCTTTAAATTCCTAAAATGGTTTGGAAAAGGAAACAATAACCTAGAAGTTATTCACCTAGGAGATAATTTTGATTTCCGTTCTATCCGCAGAGGTGCTGGAGGAAAAGAAGAAAACGAATCGCTAGTGGCTGATGTCAAGGCTGGCAAAGAATTTATTAGTCGTGTACAACCTACAGTGTTTTTAAACGGAAACCACGACGACAGGCTAGACCAAATTATTAATGGCTCTACAAGCGGTATGTTAGTTGACTACTGCAATGACTTAAAGTCTGACATTAACAATCATCTTAAGAAGAATGGCTGTAAGAAAATTTACGATTACCACGCCGAAGAAGGCGTACACAGGTTAGGCAAGATTGCTTTTGTACACGGCTACACTTGCGGCGTTCGTGCAGTAGAAGAACACGCAATTCATTATGCAGAGCCTCAGGGTGCTGTTATTATGGGACACTTGCACAGCATCCAGCAAATCAACGCTAGGAAGCACCAAGGAGCCGTTGGGTTCTCAGGTGGATGTCTATGCCGTAAGGCTGATATGACTTATAGCAAGAACCGCCTAGCCACATCAAAGTGGGGGTCAGGCTGGACTTATGGGTTTGTTCAAGGGTCGGACTGGAAGGTCTGGCAAGCCCATAGGGTCGGAAAAGAATTTATTTATTCTATCAAAGGACTATGAACAAAAAACAAATAGAAAAACTTCAATATCTATTCCAAGGCAAACCAGAAAAGGTTCCAAAGGGATGGTACACAGTAAGTCAACTTGTAGAAATTACTGGCAAAGGAAAAACTACCATTGGTGCTATGATAGCAAAGCACATTAATGGAAAAAGTGGAGAGGTTAAAGTAAGGAATTTTAATGTCAGACAAAAGAAATCTGTACGCAATATTCCACACTATTTCTTTAAACTATGAAAAACCATTTAGTTTGTCTGTCTTGTAATACCGTTTTGTTAGCCCCAGCCCGTGAGGGTGAGCGTAGCACTTGCCGCTGTTCAAATAAGGCTTGGATTCAAAAACTCAGCCACCCGAACTGTTGGTCATATGGTGGTCTTGACCCTCAGGCGGTACAACGGGTAAAACAGAAAGAGAAGGCTTCTTGAGCATTGTATAAAGTATGCTTAAGGTTGTAATGCCTATGGCAGTCCCCACAATCCATATAAACCAAGTAGATTCAAAGACCCAAGCGGATGCCATAGCCAGCATACCCCCAGCCATAATAATACCAGCCGACTTCTTGAATGGAGTAAATGCCATTGCCATCACGCCAATCACAAACAGTCCTAGCCCTGCCGTACTGTACTGCCAGAGTACCTTTTGTTTAAACTCACCGTCAGCCCTAGCGTGAGCCTCCTGTATCTCCAAGTCCTTCTGCTCTACCATAGCGTACAGGGCTGATGTCTCAGCGTCTACCTTAGATGCTTCGTCCTTGTCCTTCTGGACAGCCTTGGTGTCATTCTGTTTAATGATACGGGTGAACTCCTCTACCTTGGCAACCGAGGGCTTAGAGATGCCAGACAGACGGGTTACTTGGGCTTCGACAACTTCTCTGACAGTTCCTTTATCGAGGTTAGGAACGACAGCAGTAAGGGCAGAAGCGGAATCAGAGACAACAGATTCGACCTTCGTGATGTAGGTGTCTTTCTCTTTGTTCGGCGTTTCAATGGGTAGAGGGGTTGGAGGTTGTGGCTGAGTGGAGCAACCAACTAAGGTTACAAACACAAAGATTATTGTAAGGCTTTGTAAACTCATTTAGTTTTTTGTATAAATTTGTTTCTAATCCAGTTGAACAACTCTGGAGCAATAGAACCAGAAATACTGCACAAGACGCTTTTGTAGAAAGGGTCTATATGTGCGTTGTACAAAGTGAAATAACAAATGACCCCAACTATAGCCCCAGCAATAACCATCCTTATCCACTTAAATGTGTAATACCTTTCATCGGTCAGGATGAGTCTAGCCAGCATCCCAATAGCCCCCAGTACGGCAAACAGCCAACCAGTCTTTTTGAATTCGTCGGCTATGGCATCCAATGATTGTGGGTCTTGGTTCATCGCTTAGGCTCCATTCTTCTGATTCTTTTCTTAGCATCTTCCTCGTCCTTATATACACCAAGCAAATGTTTCTGAGGGTCATATACCCTATATGTACCATTGAGTCTCATAATTACATAGTTAAGAGCATTGGTGAGAACTGAACCATTACCATATGTTTCCGTTTTAAAACTTCTCCAAACCCTGATATCAGCCTGTGTGAAATCACGGGCTGGCATAGGCTTAGGCGGAACAGTTGTAGTAGGTGTAGGTGTTTTCTTAGGCGTAGGAACAGGTACACGCTTAGGTGTAGGTATAGGGGTTCCGTCTGTATCTATTGTAGTGGTTGTAGTAGTACCATCTGTATCTACAATTGTAGTTGTTGTATTTCCATCTGTATCTACCGTTGTAGTTGTTGTATTTCCATCTGTATCTACTGTTGTAGTTGTCTTATCTGGTTCTATTACTGGGTCTACGGTAGTGGTTGTTTTTTCAGGGTCACCAATCATATTCCATTTCCCTGTATCTGGGTCACGGGTTCCTACTCTTATAGTTTTTCTACTTTCCTTTTGTCTGTCATAAAACTTTTGGTATTTATTTACATTCTCTCTAACTGCTGTAAGAGAAATTCCCATTGCTTCAGATTCTTCTATTGTTTTTTGATTAATCCTCCAACCAGCAGGGTCTTTCATTGCTTCATCTGAACCCTCAAATGGAGGCTGGTCTTCTCCTACTCTTTTCCATATTTCAAAATCACTTAGACCTTCAAGTGCATTAGGCTTTCCGTTTGCTTCAGCCCATCTTGTCATATTTGTACGCCAGTCATTAACAAACGCTTTTTCGTATGGGCTTAAAAATCCTTCAGGACGATTAGGAAGTTCAGACTTCTTTTTACCTCTTGCGTTTCCAACATCTATTTCAGAAATATCTTTACTTGCATCTCTTCCAGAATCAATTACACGAATCATTTCTTCAAGCACTTGATGGCTAAATGTACCTTCATATCCAATAAATGTACTTAATGCTTCAGACATTTGATTGTGCAAACTTGCTACATTCTTTTTAAATCCAACATTAACATCAGGCGTATCAAGTGATGTTAAGAGACTAGGCTTAACAGGCATATGGTTCCATCTTGCTAGGTGAGCAGGGTCATTAAATAGTGTAATCAAAAATTCTTGAGTAGAGCCAAGCCTATAAACACTTCTTTCTTTCCACGACCTAGGAAGTTCGTGTTCTCTATCTCCTTTAAATCCTTTTATTTCCCAAGGATTTACAACCCTATAACCCTTTTTTAACTGTCCTCTGGTAGATTTTAGTTTTCCTGCATCTGTATAAACTTGAGCATTTAATTTATATCCTTTACTTTCCCAAAGAGTTTCAACTGTTCCTTTTGGATTAAGAATATATGTATTTTCACAAGCATATTTTTGCAACTCAAGCACTCTTGCAAATGCAACAACTTCAGGTGGAAGAATTATTCCATTCTTAATTTGTTCTTTTGTTTTTGTTAAAAACTTTTCTACATTGTATTTCCAAGCATCTCCTTCCATTGATGTAGGACTATCTGTTTCTATAAGACCTTTAAGTTCTGGTGCGGCATCACCAGCCTCTCTGCTTATTCTTCCAAAAATACTATGAGCAAGTTCTTCTAATGCAGTTCCTTCAAATGATTGACCATTTAAAGCCTGAACTCTTCTTGCTCTTTCATTGCCAGAATGGTTTCCAACATTACTTGCAAAATCACTTGCTGCCCAAGTTTTGTCTATTAACTCAGCAAGGTTTAAAAATAATTGTTGATGAGATTTACGCTCTACTACTCTTGTAATAGGAAATCTATATTTATCTTCTTTTTTAGTTCCATCATCTGCTTCATCTTCATCCATTTTTTGACGCTCTTCTGTTGCGTCTTTTATTTTTTGTCTTGCTTTTTCTTTTTCTTTAATTGCAGTCTCAATTGTTTCTTTTAATTTAGATATTTCTTTTTTAAGTTCAGGAGTGGGTGCTCTTGCATATTGATTTTGCAAAAGTTCATACCTTTCACGAAGCGTAGCCTCTCTTTGTGTTCGTGCTTCATACTGTCTTGTCATTGTAACTATTGTTTCTCCTCCAGTCCAAGAACCAGTATTTAACAATTCAACCTTTGTGTTTAATTGATTCTTGTCAGACAAAGACAATAACATCTGAGCAAACTTACTATGAATATCAACAGGCATATTTGGTGCTCTGTGTTTGCCTTGTTCTTTTACAAAATTAAGAACATCTCCTACTGTAACTACAGATTTAGCCTGTTGATGGTAATCTAAATACTGCCAAAGATTGTGATATTGAGGATTTGGTGCATTTGAAAAGTCGTGATGACCAGCAATGTCACCTGTTTTTGCAACATAAGTTACAAGTGATTCAAAATGAGTAGGGTCAAACGGAAGTTCTCTACTAGTATCTATTGCAAATTTTTCGTGATAACCAATAGAGTCATTGTAAATAGGTTCTTCACGGGGTACTTCATATCTTGATGTGCCTAGTTCACCAGCACCTTCGTTGGGGGATAGGTTAACAGTTCTATTTGTGCGACCTTCACCACGGGGCAGAGGCTCATACGCCGCACCAGCCTGAGCCTTCTCACGGGTGCTACCAATCATACGCTGTTGCTTATTAACCGTCTCAACAGGAACAATAAAGGAAACATCGAGATTTCCGCCATCCATCTGGTTGATGAAGATTACGCCGTCGTGTCCTTGCTCAATGGCTTCACCAAGAATCTTTTCAGTTCGTTTCATCATTGGTGTTTGTTGACCATCAACAACCAACGGATTATTAAACCTAATTGCCGATTTTCCAATATTAGGAGAATCAGATTCTGGTCTTCTAAAATCTGAACTTATTTCATAACCCAATTTCTTTGGGTCGTATCCTTGGTATTCTGGGTTTAAAACAGTTGTATCCGAAGAAGCAAAATAAGCACCACGCCGTTCCCCATTAGACAAAGGAAGGTCTTTTACTCTTAGTTCGTGTTTATATTTTTTGTCTTTAAGGAATCCTTGAGATGTATATGTTCCGTGAACGCCTACAACAACAACAGGTTCTCCAGTTCTAAATTGCTTAGAATACACAGCGTGTTGATAATACTCACGCATAGGAATATTGTCTGCTAAGTATCCAGAAAAATCGTTGTATTCAGGATTGGCTTTCTTGACCCACTTCTTTGCTTCTTGAATTTTCTTTGCAAAATCTGTAGCCCTAGAACCTGTAAACTCACTATGAAGTTGTTTTTGGGATGCTGGCTTGGCTAGGTCTTCCTCAAGTCTTTTTGCCTCAATATATTCACTTAGAGGAAGATGTTCTTTAAGTCTTCTATCTGGCAATTCGCTGTACAAACCTTCACGCTTAGGGTCTGCTTTTTCAAAGTTAGCCTTTGCTTTCTCGTTTAACTCTTTAAGTCTAATTCTTTTAGTCTGTCTATCAAGACCACCAAACATATCCTTAGACATTTGTTCAAGCATCATTAAGGCTGTTTCTTGATTTATGTTACCTTCTCTAAATTTATTTATAAAGTCGGTATATCCTTCATCGGCAGTCTGGGCGACAAGTTTTCTGTCTCCAACAAACTCTTGCATTTCACGGGTATTAAATAGGTTTCCAATGCGTCTGGCTTCGGCGGCTTCTCTTGCCCCAAGAACAGGAACTTCCCCTTCTCCTTCGTTGGGGGAGCGGTTGATGACGCTGTTGTCCGTCATATTGTCTTTGAGCGTAACCGAAGAAGGATTCTTAGCGGCATACTTCCGAGCACCTTCAGCCGCCTTATTAGCATCTTCAAATGTACCTATACGCTTACCTTGTTCATCATAGGCATCAGTCTTTCCATCTTGTTTTTGAATAAGTTTAAATCCAGACGGATGCTTAAATATTGTTCCGTTAGGTGTAATTTCACTGTCCATTTCCCTAGGCGACCAGTTACGAACAAGGTCACGGTAGGCATTTTCAAATACAAACGGGACGCTTTGATTGCGAACACGAAGATTAGTCATCCTGTTAAGGCTGAATGAGAAAACGGATGAAAGAGTATTTCTATTTATTTCAGCGTTAGGAGAATTAATAAATGTGTCAGCCTCACCCTTAGCAAGACCAAGCACTTGGTGCATAGCATTTCTACGCTCAGAGCCTTTGTCATCAGTCCAAAGTTCAGCAGAAGGCTTTCTATCAGGATGGTCGTGTGCTCTAGAAGCATTTTCAAGATACCTATAGAAGTCTGCCATAAACTCTGTATGGTTTCCATTCCATAGCGATTGAATGTGAGGGTCAGACCAAGTGTTATTAGCACGAATTTCAATCACCTTATAATCAAGCATATTGCCTTTGAACTGGAAATCTCCATTCTTACTAATGCTTATATCAAGTCCATAGACAACTCCAGTTCTAGACTTAAACGGCACTCTGCTACCATACATTCTGCTAGGGTTATTAACATCACCAATACGCTCACCAGAAGCAGCAATGCCTCCAAAGTCTACTATGTTTCCTCCAGCCTTTCCAGAAGTTATAGATTGGAATAGGCTAATTTTGTTAGCCATAGCCCTAGTCATATGTCCAGAGTTAACAATGTTATCTAGTATCTCAGGGCTAAGATTACCCCTAATGTTACCTTCTCCATCTATAAAGAATGTACGCTCAGCCTCAGGTATACCCATCAGCAACTTGTAAACAGCCTTACCTTTAATTCTGTTTTCTTTTTTAATTTGAGCCTCTGTGTTGTGTTTATAGTTACCAGAAATGTCTCTAGAAAATACGCCGTCAAGACCTTCTCCTTCAATAAACCTAACCTGATTTTCTTTATTAAGGTGAGAGATGTCAAATTGACCAGTTTCATTAACTGTCTTTTCAATCCTAAGCATATCTCTAAAGAACATATCCATAGCAGGATTAACTACACGCTGAGTTTTACCTGTTATTCTTCCAAACATATCACGCTTAGCAGGGGCAAATACCTCATCAATAGGCACTAGTTTTTCGTTACCATTTTCATCAATAAATGTGCGTCCAAAATCAAACTCAGGTGCTGTCATTCCCATCCTGCTTCTCCAGTAGTTTCTAAATTGCAAACTTGCGTTCTCTAAAACACCACGAATTCCTGGCAAATCACCACCGTGATATAGCCAGTCAACAGGTTTATCCATCACAAGATGAGAGAAATAGTAAGCACCAAATTCTTCACTAAGGTGTTCAAGCAAAGGACGACCACCAAGAGAAGGGTCAGATACCATAGCACCACTTTCTTCGTATTCCTTTTCAGCAAGTTCAAGACGGCTTAGAGCATCTGCCTTTTCTGCTACATCCTTAAACTCAGCATCAATGTATCTTCTGAACATTTGCTTAACTTCCTTAGGGTCAACTACACCTTTATCAAGTATAGCACCATCATTGCCTCTTGTGCCAATAACTTTTTCTTTAACTGCCTGAGAGTAGTAATCCTTCATCGCACTTGTGCGTAGGATAGAGTGAAAAAGTTCGTGTCCAAGTGTAGCCCTAGGAGCGGCATCAGCATTAATATAGATTTTAACCATACCATTTGCCTTGTTCTCAACTACATAACCATTTTGTTGTTCAAAAGATTTGAGGCTTAGAGGTTGGTCGCCATCTTTAAGGAACTTCTTACCATCATATGTTTCAGGGTCTAAATTGTTTTCGTGAAGGAAATCAGCATACTGCTTTTCAGAGAATATTTCAAGGTGTGTGTTAGGATGGATTACATCCTTTGAGGCAAGTATAGCATCAAAGTTAAATCCTCTAGACTTAGCCCAAGCCTGAGCCTTATCCCACATTTGAGCCTGTTCAGGATGGATATCCCTAAGACCTTCAATAACAAGTTTAGCCTGAATAGAAGTTCTTTGTGCTGTAGTTCTGCCAGTAACATCAGCAAGCAACTTTCCTCCAGTAGCACCTATGCCACCTAGCATAATGCCAGCACCAGCACCACTAGCCGCTCCCTCAGAGCCTCCACTCCAATATCCTAGAGCCGCACCAAACTGAGCACCGTGAGCGGCTCCTCCAGCAACATTAGATACATATCCAATAAGAGGGTCAAACCCATCAATAATTTTAAGAAGAGCCTTAGAATGTCCAGATAGTTGAATACCATCTTTTACCGCATCATCCATTGCTTGTTTAGCATAAGAAGCAATTCCTCGCTCACCTTTTTGAATCTGATTTCCAATTACTGACAATGCTTCACCTACACCAGCGGCGGCAGTTCCGTAGACATAAGCACCAGAAGCATCAGTAAGAAGAGGTATGCTATGACCAAAGTATCCAGAGCCAAGGCTTCCTATTCCACTCATTTTCATACCAGTTCTAAAAGCATCAGAAGATACACCAGTAGCGGCAACAAATGCTTTTTCACCTGTTGCTATACCATAATCAAGCGTTGCTCTTGTTGCTTTTCCTACAAATTCAATAGGAGCACCAACTGCATATTTAATTGCTCCACCAAGAACCATACTCTTTAAAGCGGATGTTCTAGCACCAAGTGTAATTCCTCGCTCAGCCATACCAAGCATTGAAGCAGAAAGACCAAATGCTTTACCAAAAGGAACAAACATTAAAGGGTCAGCAACTAAAGCAGACGCTTGAACAAAATCATTATTTAAATGGTTTTTATCAAATATTTGTGTTGTTCTTCCAGCCGCTAGGTCATTAGAGTCTCTTAGAAACTTTCTAGCCTCAAGAAATACTTTATATGACTCAGTGCTGTCTTCTTTTCTGCCATTAAGAAGATTGAAAAACTTAGCCTGAGGTGATGTAGAGTCAGCAGATTCAGCCGCTATTCCGTAATAGCCTCTGACAAGTTGAGAAGCACCCTCAAGCACACTTGCAGGAATCTTGGAAATATTTTCAGCCGAAGGGTCTTCTCCAATAGAAGCAAATGGTTTATGTATCAGTGTCTCAAAAATATGACCAGCCGCACCAGATAAAGCGGCAAGATGGTCAGAGTCTTTCTTTCTGTAATAGTCATTTAACTTAATCCATTCAGACTCAGTAGGGTCTTCTGGAGTTATATTTTGACCTTTTTTACGAGCCTCTTCATAGGCTTGGTCTTTTTCTGCAAGGTCGTGATGAATGTCTTCACCAGTTTTAGGTGCAGTAATTAAAGCATAAGCCTCATCTCTTTCATCTGCTGGCAAAGAATTAAGATAAGAATCTATCTGTTTGTCTCCAGTATATTCTTTTCCGTTAGTAGTCCGTCCATTAACAGACGGAGTTACAATCATATCTGGATTTGCAAAAATATCAGCCATTATTATTTATTTTGTTTATCGTATTGAGCGTACTGTTCTCTAACTGCTTTATGTTTCTTTTCGTTAGCATAGTAAATTGCTCTCATATTACGAAGGTCACTAGCCTTGTCTTTAGGCATTTGAACTTCAAGTCCATAAATTTGAGGGTCTTCAACAAGACTAGTTGAAAGCCTAGATATAAGGTCTTCATACTTTGACCTAGTTGTTGATTGAAGAGTCCAAAAATCAGTAGGATTAGTAACAAGGTCTTGCAAAAGTTTTTGTTCAAAGTCTGACACGGAACCTACGCCAATGAGTTCTGTTCTAAGTTGTGCAATAAGCGAGTATGTCATAGCCTTAGCCCTTCCCCACTCAGAAGGCATAAATGAACGGAATGTTACTTCATTAAGTTTTCTTATTTGGTCTGCAATGGCAACAGCCTTAATTTTCTTATGGTAATCACTTCTGAACTTTGTGGCATCAGTAGGGGTTCCAAAAGAACCAAGACCACCAAGTTTAATGCCAGTACCTTTTATGAATTCAGTAGGCTCATATGTACCATCTGGCTTAAGTTCTCCAAATTGAACAGCCTTATTTGAAGAAACTTCGTGAGGCTGAAGTTGCTTACCTCCAAGACCAGCAACTTGTTTCCATTCACCCTTACCATCTGTATAGAAAGCACCATAAGGTGTTTCTTTAACTTGAAGTGTGCTTTCTGGGAATTGCTTTCTCCACATATCTTCAAACCCAGCAGGAATATGACCAAGTTTTCCCTTAATAAATTCCTTCATTTGAGTTTTCTTTTGCTCATTTGTTTGAGGAATAACAATTTCCTTACTAGCAATAGGTCTAGAGCCAACATCAATATCTTCTTCTAGGAAGTCATTTGTGTCTGCACTTATTCCATTAGCCTGTGCAATCTTTGTTGCGGCAAGTTTTGCTTTTGCGTCAATTTTTAAATCTTTTGCAAGTTGAAGCAAGTTATCAACAGTTGCATTAGCCTTTACGGTAGCAAGTTGACTTAAGTTATTATCGTGTATTTTCTTAAGGTCAGCAATTTTTGTGTCAAGTTCAGTAGAAATTGCTCCCTTTTCATATGCTGAAATTTTAGTAGGTTTTGTAAAATAATCAGTCCAAGGATTATATCCTCCATCTGTGCCTGTTCTAACTTTTCTTATATTCCCAAGAGTACTAGACAGTTCTTTTCTAATGAATTGACTGTTAGCATCATCAGGTATGCTAAAATTTGAATCAGGAGCACCAGCAAGTTCAAGTGCAAGAGACTCCCAAAATATAGATTTTCCAGCAGATTGAGTTACTGCTTTTCCAAGAAGAGCCAAATCCATACCAGCCTCAGCACTTCCAGCAAGTCCAGCCTCAGCAATAGCCCTTGATGTTATTTTTCCTACTTCAGTGTCAGTAAGTGCTCTGCCTAATCTTTTAGAATGACCATCAAAAGCCTTTGTTGCTATTTCTCTAGCCCTATTAAGCCTTTTTGCAGCATAGTTTGTTTTTTCAATTTTATTTGCAAACTTAAGTGTTTTAGCCCATCCTCCACCAATCCATATAGATGCCGCTTGAACACCAACAGATATAGCGGCGGCGGCATCAGGGTGTTCTTTTTGAAGTTGACCAAAATATCCATAGTCAACAGAAGACGCATCTCCTTGCATCACATTTTCTCTTATCCTTTGAAGGTATTCAATGGCTGGTTTTACAGACCTATTTTGACTTTCTAGTTCAGCATTAGATTCATCAAGATGCTGTCTAGCCAATTGTATGTCTTCTATCTCTTGAGGAGAATAAGTAGCACGAACTCCAGCAGGAAGTGAAGGCGGTTTAGCAGTGCTTCCAACTGGTCTAAGTTTAATTGGTTCAAATGTACCAGTATCAAGACCGCCATCTTCTTCACTTACAGGTTCATTTACTTTAGAAGGAATAATTCCACCAATTGTACCGTTGTATGTCAAATTTCCAGTATCAGGGTCTACTGTATAGTTTGCTGGTGTTCCATTTGTGCCATCAGAAGGCAGACCACCTTCAGCCTCTTCTTGGGAAATTTGTGCTTCAATAGGCTCAATAGATTGTGGGTCACGGTCTAGAGCCTTATTTTGCTCAACAGATGGAGGAATGATAATTGTTTCACCACCCTTAAAGTCGTGATTTTCATTTATACCATTAGCCTTCATTATTGCTTTCCTTGTAGTTCCTGCTTTCTGAGCAATAGCCATCAGCGTCATTCCCTTTTTAACTGTATACTTACCGCCTGTGTTTGGAGGGAATGGGTAAACAGTAGATTCACCATCTTTAGCAGGAGCCGCAGGAGAATTAGCAGAGGCGGCAGGGGTAGAAACTTTAGCAGGGGCAAGAGCCGTAGGAGCCTGAGGGGTTTCAATAACCTTAGGCGGAGCCATAGGTGAACTAGCGGCAGGGGCTTCAGCAACCTTAGGCGGAGCCATAGGTGCTTCTGTTTTAGGGGCAGAAACTTTAGCAGGAGCGTTTGCTTTTATTTTTCCTTTAACTACACCTTGTAGCCAGTCAAAATATGCAACTCCACGCTGAGCCTCTGGACTAGATTTATAAATACTTTCAATTTCTCCCCAAGGAATTCCAAGAATTTGACTTGCTTTATCAAGCAAATCATTTGCTCCCTGTTCCGTAAGAACTCCATTTTCATCATAAGGTTCAGACTTTCTGTTAGCAACACTTGGAGCAGGGGTAGCAGATGGAGCAGTAACAACAGGGGCAACTCTAGCCGCAGGAGCGACAGGAGCCGCAGTAACAGGGGCAGGAGTCTCAACAACCTTAGGTGGTGCAACAAGTGGTTCTGGAGTGTCTTCAGAATCATCAAGAACAATCTGAGGAACTTGAAAACCTTTTCCTCTGCTTGCTTCAGCCCTATTTATTTCAGCAGAAGTAGTACCTCCGCCAAGTTCATTAATAATTGCGACATTAGCCTTTATTTGTTTTAAGACTTTTTCAAGTCTTGCCTTTCTTTCTGTATCTCCAATTGCACCCCAAGTTGTTCCAATTTTAGCAATAAGTTGCTTCGATTCTGCAATAAGTTTTTCATTCTCATCAGCCAATTTAACAGCCTGAGGATGAAATCCTCCAATTCTTACAGGAGCCACAGGGGTAGCCATAGCACCATCAGGAGCACTAGCGGCTCTAGCGGCTGAAGCAGGAGCACTTTCTCCACTACTAATATAAGGATTAATAGTATCCCAATTTTGAGTATATTCAGCCATTCCACGAAGACCTTCAAAAGAAGGGTCATTATCAATATCAATGCCTTCAAGCATTTGATTTTGTGACAGAATATCCAAAGCGTGAGCCTTCTGAGCAGGGTTCATCTTTGGATGATTCTGAATCACAGAAGGAAGACGCTTCTTCCAGTCGGAAAGGAAGACATTCTTAGGAATTACCTTAACCTTATTGTTATTTATTGCGTCAGCATTTTGCTCAACCCACTTGTCATAATTTGCAGAAACATTAGCAATGTTAGCATTATAAGAAAGATTAGGACTCCAGCGTGTATCTTCAGGATTTGCACCAAAAGACATAATCCTTGTCTGTTCTCCCTTTGCTGGCTCAAGAAGACCGTCTTCATAAACACGACGAAGTTTTGCGTTCTGAACAAGACCCATATAACCAAATGTCTCATTAAGAGCCTTACCTTGAGCACCAACTTCTGCAACAGCGGCAAGTTTAGCGTTATGACTTCCTTTTCTTCCCTTGGCTATTGCTTCAAGAATTGGAGTAACTCCTTCAACTAGGTGAGCCGTTTCAGGCTCACTACCAAGCATAGAAGCAAGTGCTGTATATTTTTGACCAGCGGCATCAAGTTCTGAGTCAGCATATTGAGCCTCCCCCACCATCTTGTAATAGTCGCCAACGCCTTTAGTTAGGGTTTCGGAAACAGAGTTTATCCCAGCGGCATAGTTCTTGCCAATCTGAGCACCCATTTCGTAAAGCCCCTGAACGGGAGCAATACCGCCTGTATATTTAGAAAATTGTGATGCCATAAATTATGCTCTAGCCTTTCCTGTAAACGGGTCAAATGTGCCAGTTCCACTAAAGAATCCAGTTCCAGTCTTAGCCATACCAGAAACTCCAGCAGTAAGAAGATTAGCGGCTCCACCGACCAAAGCACCAGTAAGAGCAGACTTATTGGCGGCAGTAGACATACGGGCTTGAAGTTCGTTAGACTGGTTAGCCGTAATTAGGTTAGCATTATATTGAGACTCAGGCTGGAATATCTGAGCACCAAGACCCTGCGACATTCCATAAGCAGAGCCATAAAGATTAGCGGGAGAATAAGCCTGAGACTGACCTAGGAACTGTTGCCCATAGGTAGCCATAGCGTTCTGGAAATTGCCTTGACCAAAACCATATACATTTCCAGCAAATTGTCTGGCGTTGTTTTGACGGTCAGTGCCATAGGCATAGTTGTTAAGAACCTCAGCCTGTATGCCTTGATTGCCAGACAGTCCTCTAGCCGTCATAGCCTCCCTAGCCGCTTGCTGGGATTGCTTTTGCATTTCAGGCGTAAGGCTTCTGCCAGCGGCTAGGTCGCCCTGAGCCTGACCTAAAAGAGTGTCGTAAAGACTAGCCGTACCACTGCCTAGACCCTGTCTGTAAGCCGCTAGAGACTGTTCTCCCATCTTGCCATACACAGGAGCCATAGCATCAGAAAACTGGCTACTGAGAGCCGCCGCTTGAGGAATTACTTTGCCGTAGGAAGCCAGTTGATACTGCATCTGCTTATCCATCATATCCTGTTGCAACTTCTGGTACAGGGGTTGATAGTAAGCCTCTTGTTGAAGGAGTCTTGGTTGGATTGCTTCCTGTCCAGCCATAGAATCAAGCATTTCCTGCTTGTAATCTCTTGGCTTAGGTGCTTCTACTTTTGTGCTTCCCATTGTATTAATTGTTTAAAAGGTTGATGTATTTGTTGGTTATTTTCCGTGGACTTCCAAACCTTAAAGCCCACTTATTTTGGGCTTCCCAATTTGGATATCTTGTCTTGAGTTGGCTTACAAGGTCTTTTTTTGCTTTATCAGTAATAGATATGAAATCCATTATACACAAGTCATCGTGTTCAGTTTCTTCAGTATTGCTGAAATCGTAAAGTTTATCCCCATCTCCACAAAATGATGTACATAATGGATACATTATTGCAACACCTGTAAACTTATTGTCTTCAAAAGATACAAACAAGAAGTTAAACTTGTCAGCCCATTGTAAATATAATTGCAATTCATCCCCGCTCCATCCAAAAGACTCACCCCTGCCCTTAAATCGGTTTTGTTCTATAAAACTAATTAAGTCAGCAAGATTCATTAAGGTTTGTTGTATTTTGTAATTCTTACAAGTCTTGTAATTGTGCTATCTGTCATAGCACCGCCATAACCAACATTTAGAATTCCTCCAGCAGTTACAGCAGTAGCCGTATAATTGAACTCAAGTCTAATAGAGTCTGCCGTAAATGTTGTCCCAACAGGAATGACAACATTAAGTTTTGCCTGACCATTAACATAGTTAATAAAGCCTTGAAGGTAATGCGTTTGCATTGCTAGCACAGAACTATTGCTGGCTTGTATAAATCTAAATCTTGCAGAAAACGAAGAGTAGTAAACATATGGAAAATCAGCATCAATAACCCACATTTCTTTATCTGTCTTAGTAAGGCTAGAAAGAGTAAGAACTGTTCTCCATTGATTGCAAGTAGAAGAAAGATTTCCAGAAGTTGTTGCATCACATTGAACAAAAGGAACAGATGTTTCCGCAATAGAAGCAAGAGCCATAACTGGAACTCCACTAAATTGCATAGCAATAGTTACATTGCTTGTCTTGGCTGTACTAAGATTAAACTCAGCAGATGTTGTGCTCTTTATAGTAGGAGACTCTATAGCACCAGTTACAAACTGAGTTCCATTTACAACTTCGTTTCCAGCAATAATGGAGGATGCTTTTCGTGTATAATTACACGCTGTGGCTGTTGAAGTTATTGTAGCCGCAGTCAAAAGAGGCATCACATACTGAAATGTCAAAGATGTTACAGCAGTAATTCTAAATGTTCCATTATATCCAGCACCAGCGGCTGAAATAAGGACAACATTATTTACTAGAAGACCGTGAGCAACTAATGTTGTTACTGTAACAGTAAGTCCATCTGAACTTACATATGTGCTACCAGTAACAATAACCCCATCATTAGGAGTAATTGTTATATCTTTATTAGCCGTAGATGTAAGTGTATCAGAAACAAGAGGTATACCAGAACCAAAAAAGTCTCCTACGGTAGCCTTCTTGAGAACCCCAGCATCGCTGACAATGGTGGTGTCTGTTGCCTCAAGAGTGTTTGCAGTAATGGCAGTTTGGTCAGTAATAGCACCCACAAGAAGGGTGGCAGAGTCAACGAGTTGGTTGAGTCGTGTAGCAGTAAGTTGTTGCGTGTCGGCAAATGTATCGCCTTTAGATAGTTGAGCCATATTAGTCTTTGTTTGAGTTGGTCTTTTTTTGTTGCGTTGCGTATATGTACGCTGAGCGAATAGATGGTCGCTTTGAGTAAGAAACGAATCTTATTAAAGCATCTGAACCAGTTTTTCTGATAGGGTTAGACCTTGTGTAGTCTTCATAAGAAGAAGAGCCAAAAGAGTCAACCTTAACAACTACATCAGGATTTGATACATCTACATAGGTTTCTATCTTTTCGCCACCAGATGTAAGTAGACTTGCTTCGTATGAACTAAAGCGTTTATCGCCTATGTTCTTAAAGGAGTACTTTCGTGTCTCAAGAACGGCAAGAATGTCGTTTTTAGAGAAAGAAAGGGAGTCTAGGACTATTACATTAGCGTTAGGGATTCCAGCACTATTAAAAGAAGAAACCAATATAAGATTTCCATATTTTCCATTTGCTATGTTTACAGCCGTATCAACTCCAATAATAGGGGTAGGTAAAATTGGGCTTCCAGTAGAGTCGCCAAACTCATCGTAATCTAGTTCTTCTGTAAGGAAAATTCCTTGATAGTTATCAATCAAGAACATACGACGCTGGTTGTCTTTTTTAACAACAATAAACTCTTTAAGTGAAACGGACTCAGCCTTTTTAAATGTGCAATTATAACCAAGTGTATAGTTCCAAGTAGGAGACGCAGGACTTCCAGAATACGGAAGTGTTATAAAAGAACTTCTTGGAATTTTTATTATAAAATATGTATCAGAAAATCCAAGTCCTGCTGGCTGGTCATAAATAACCTTATATGTGCCACTAGGAGGATATCCATTTCCAGTATTAACTGTTCCATTCCAAGTAGGTTCTCCAAAGGTTACATTTACATAATCTCCAACAGCAAGTCCGTGTCTAATTGCATAACTACTTTTAGTTATCATAACAGGAATATATTCACCAGAATACATAGGGCTATTTAAACCACTTGTCCAAAGTTGCCAACTATCAGCCACAACAGGATTTTTAGTAGTTACAAGTGTAGGATATGTATCAACCGATTCCCATTGTTTTAAGATGAAGTTAAAGACCAATACAGTATTGTTGACAGTACTATCGTCAAGCGGAACGGCAAGGTAGTAACGATTATTCCAATAGGTAGCAACAGCGTTGCTTGCGTAATTACGATTGATTCGCTGGATAACATTATCAATTGGAGCCGATATAGGGTCAGACATCGTGAGCAACTTCATAGACTCAGCAGAGGCTGGTTGAGGTTGCAGGAAGTACACACCGTTATCAGAAAGGAAGAACACGCCGCCACCAGCCTGAACTACACTCTTCTTAGCAAGACAACCGATGTCTGTAGCCAGAGTCTTTATGTATGAATTTGAACTTAGCGGAGCACTATTTACATATCTGTCATTGCCAACTGAAATGTAGTATATGCTGTTACGCATAAACACAAGAAACTCATTGAGCGTCCAAGGGGCAACGCCTACAAGGTGGTCATTGCTTCCGTTATTAATTGAAAAAGCATCTGATATATCCCAATGTTCGTAGTCAAGATAATTGCTAACAGAAACCGTGTCGTAGTTTCTTAGTGTTTCTGTTTCAGCGTGATATGCACCAATAGCAACAAGCCTGTTGCCATAGTACATCAATGTTGAACACTTAGGAAATTCGTGTCCAGCACCAGCACCAGCAGGAAGTGCGGTTATTGTACTGCCTAAATCCCACATTAAAGGACGCTTATCAAATCCTCTGCTAATAAAAATCTTGTCAACCGCACTGCAAACATCACAACCTTCTGGTGTGGTAATTAGTTCTGAGGCATTATAAGAACAAGATGCTCCAGTTATTACACCTGTAGAAGCAATTCGCTCCATTATATATGTAAATGTATTTGTTGTTTTGGATGTTATAACAAACAATCCAGAATATGCAGTAGTGCTACATTCTACATATACGCTTGCACCAACTAAAAGTCCGTGTGTTGCTTTTGTTACGGTTACAGTTTGACTGTCAGTAGAAGTGAGAGTTGCTCCAGTTATTCTGTTAGGAAAGTAAATCTTAGCAGAAAGAGTCTCTGTCTGAGGGTTGTATGTGTACAGACCATTTGCAACAACTAGAACAATCATTTCCTGTCCACTAGGAAGGATGTAAGTTCCTGTAGAATAGATTGTTTGACCAACAATGTCTCCAATAGTCTTTCGCTCTAGACCCTTTCTGGTCTGAGCAACACCACGGTCTAGTCTAAAATTCTGAGACTTGCTAAGGATACCTTCGGGCAAAGAACTAGGATTATCACGGCTGTTAAGCCCGACAAACGCTATATCTCCATCCCTTTGGTATTCATTAGGCATTACTGAGAAATGATAGAGAAGTAGACAGCCTTAATCTTTTCAGACCAGCGAGTGCCGACATAAACGCCACCAAGGAAGGTGACTGTAGAAAGGATAATAGTAATCATACAGGGAGAGAGATTTTGCGAGCCTTGAGTTCAGCCTTCAGTTCAGCCTGTGTAGGCTTGGTGATGACTTCAAGCAGGGTGTGAGCCTTGCCGCCAGACTTGAACTCCGTGATGCCTAGGCACTCAGAGTCCTTAACGAAGGCAGACCAGCCCTTTTCAATAGTGATGTCTTTGCGAGTATTCATAAATTAAGGGTATGATGCGATGTACCAGCCATTGTTGCCGTCCCAGAAATAACCAAGCCCAACGCCCGAAACACCA